ACCTACCAATCTGCTTTCGGCAAGCGGTAGTATTGCTTCATCTAACTGCCTCCATTCAAGAGGGCGCAAGGTACCGGTGCTGTTAACCTGTATAGCTTTATAATTCTTAGCCTCCTTGCGGTCACCTGATCCTTTATATACTGATATGTAGGTTTTTCCGCCATATACGTATGGACGCATGGCATTACTATCCATTCGCCCATTTTCCATTAAATACGTAGCTAATTCTCCTTGACCACTACCATTGTTGATTAGATCAACATTAATTCCTTCAGGCATATTATTATCCTCCTTTATTTTAGTTATACAATTCTTACTTTTACCCTTAATTCAGTCACTGGATGGGTACCTGATGATCCCGAAAGGTCAACAGCTTCCACAACTGTTCCTACAATTTGCAGAGGATAGATAGAGGTTATGTCGGCGCTTGAATCAACGTCGGCAATGTGCTTGGTTAAGGTACCATCCCCAGCGGATTCAAGGTAATCACCAATAACCACATTCTGACCATCGGCTAGGATTGCATTAACAATGTCCCCTCTACCAGGAATCAAACATTGTACAGGATCATCGGCAGCAAAGGCATCGTCAATGGTCTTGCCTTGATAGACATCCTCAAGTGCAAACAATGGGTATACATTTCTACCTGCTAAATTGTGAGGCAGGACTTTATCATTTGAGTCAAGGATCAATAAATGACCCGGTGTAATGGCGGAAACAGCAATATGCTCCTCCTGCACATTGTTATAACTCTTCAGTTTTATGGTATGATATTTTGTTGCCATAATAAATAAGATTTAAACAGGTAATAAAATTGGTATATCATTATTTTCACCAGAATTGGTTTCAATAGATTGACCACCAAGTCCTGAAAAATCAACGGTTTTCTTTACAAAAGCTTTATTAAACTTTTCCAATTCAGTGATTGAATAAGTTTCCAATTCGGCTGCGGTAATAGAATCCTTTTCGGCATGATTCACTATGTTTTGAATCAGTTGAGTACGGCGTTCCTTGTTCAGGTTAAGCCCGGTTTGGATTTGTTCTCTTACCTCTTCAGGAACTATCTTCAGATAATCCTCAGTCGTTTTAAAACTGGCGGTTAAAAGCTTGATAGCCTCCTCAGAGGTAATTCCTTTTTCTTTATTTAACGTAATTGGTTCCTTAACTTCTACGGGTAACATCTTTTCCAAGACAGTCTCCTCCATATTGTTAAGTAACTCGCGGTCCTCTTCAGTGAATTGAGAGGCTTTATTGGCGATGATTCTGTCAATTTTATCCTCTTTACACCCAGAGCATGGTTTGTTTCGTTCCATTTTTGTACCTCCTTTGTTAGTAGTTATATTTTTCTTAGTATATGTTAAATTCTTTACCACCTCAACTGCAGGACCATCAAATGTTAATTCATTGTTGGTATCAATTGAGTATGGTTGTTGAAAATACTTTGGTTGAGAACTTGGAGTGGTATAATAGTTTCTCCTGTATACTATATAACCATCATACACCTCTTCCAAACTATTCGTTTCAATAGTACGGTCCTGAGACCTTATATCCATAGCATCTACCATTCGGTATAATCTACTCATTAACTCCTGGTACCCCATCTTAATGTATGTTGTAATATTTACAATAAGCTGGTTTCCTTCTTTCTTATCCGTTGTTTTTTCTTCTGTAGTCATTTCATTGTTTTTATATTTATTCGTTCGTATTCCGCATCCATCTGACCAGGAACAAGCCCCTCTCTCACCGGGAAGTAGTGCCAAATGATCAGGTCTTAAATTTGTAGCTATTCCAATATATTGTTCTCCATTCCATTCTCCACTTTCTTCTACCTCATCAGGAAAAACACCAACAGAAACTTCCAAAGCTTTTCCTTGATTAATATAAGCCAATACAAGTGGGAATTTAGCTTTTGCCACGGCTTCATCTATCCAAGCCTCTGCCTTTAGTTTATCATCATCCATTTTCGTATTAAATACAATACCTATCTGGTAACTTGTTAACACTTCGGGATCATTTGCCGAAACAGAATTACCTTCTACCTCAGGATGATGTACAACAATTGGGATACCATTCCAACAGGCAGTGCATTTACCTAGTTCCTCAGCCGTATGCAGTAAAGGACCCTGTGAACCTGAATGGACTCCCTCTTTCATCATTATTACAGGAACCACTAGGTATTTCTTATTCTTAAAAGTCTTTACCTTTATGGTATAAGCTGTTGTTTTGTTTGAATAGGTATTCATGATCTATTTGGTTTTTGTTATTATTCAGGCCATTCTAATGAGGATCCTCTTCTAATTAATTCCTTTTTTGCGGCTTCCGATAATTCAGGATTATTCTTTCTATCATACCATGTACGCACCATCCCATCATACTTGCCTTTAAAAAAATCTTCATTATACTCCACTACCTCCTGTTCTATAATTTTTTTAACAGGCTTTTTGGGTATTATTAAATTTTTATTGAATTTAGGATATACTTGTTTGTAAAAATATTCACTATCATTTTCAAATTTTGATAAGGTATTACTCTCAATGGCTTTTGCTCTTAATTTATTTAAATCTGAGCTATTCATCTGAGTAAATACCATTTCATCTGTTCTTTTACGCTCTTTTAAAATTACATATCTATGATTTCCATCCAAAATTACACCATCCTCATCTATTATGATAGGATAGTTACTACTAAATTTAGTCCTAATTAACTCATCTATATCATCCGACCAAACTTTATCCTGAAATGAAGGATCAACTTTTACTATTTTCTTTACCTGATTATAATCATAATAAGTAAAATCTGATTTATTTATTATATCTTCCAATGTATTACTCTCAACCACTTTTTCAACTTCCTTAACTTTACTATCATCAACAACAGGCAACGCCATACATCTACAATTAGGATGGAAAGGAATCATTCCTTCAATCTCAGCCAATGTATATATCTTACCTTCTAGGCTCTGACATTTACTACATACATTGAATCCAGCGGTAACCCATTCTGCTTTTACCTTTACGCCTGCAATACCATAATTCTTGTACTCACCAACCATCCCAGAATGATGTGCCCGTATAATCTCTGTCCTTGCCAATGTTCGGGCTCTAGTCTTACCTATTCCATCCACCTGATCATTTATTTTTTTGGCTAATACTCTTGGATTATCTCCATCAACTAATCCTTGGGCTAATATCTGACTTATCTTGGTATCCATTGCTGTTGAAACACCAATTAAATCACCAAATGAACGGGTATATAATAAACCCACTCTATCAAGATGAAAAGGTGTATTAATTACAGCTTGTAAACCACCGGGTATTTGATTAGGTAATTGAACTCCTGCTTTACCTATCTCATACGTTGCCCGCTGTACTCCTCTTTTATATGAATCCTGAATATAAGTATTTGTCCAAGCTTCTTCCGCTGCTGTTCCTAATTGATTTATTTTAGTTGTCTTTAATATACCAGCTTTCTCCTGTGCTTTTAACCAAGTCATGAAAGAATCCATCTTTTCAGGATCACGAGAAAAAGCGAACGCCTTAGGACCTGGTAATGAGTCAGGGGCGTCCGCTCTCCTTGCAACATTGATAGATAATTTACCAGTAGATTGAATTAAACCAAAACAATCTTGATCTATGATAGCTTTACTAATGGCATATTTTAAATTATTGAATCGGATATCCATTTGCCTTACAAAAGCATTCCTTAATCCAGTAGTTTTCGTTGGATCAAAGTTAACCACAGCTTTATTGGCTACAATTAACTCCTTATAGTTAATCGGTGCCTTTTTATGCTGTTTATATGATGCCGTTGTAATCATTGGTTGTTATTTTATTTTTTAGACCTATTTGCCACCGTTCCTCCTGTATCTGTCATTACATAGTAATTAACTCCTTCATACAATGGCATAAATGATTCCTCAAAAAATGTTATTACAGCATAACAACCTTTCAAATCATCCTCATTCCATTCTTTTGTGAGTTCCTTAAAAATCTCTGGACTTTTCTCCTTTTCAATGTAGGAGTAAAAACCACCTAACATAGTGTCCGTATCAACACCGTTTTCAATCCTGCGCAAAATAAAATTAGCCCAATCTCTTGTTTTTTTAATTCCTGAATTCATATATTTATGTATTTATTTATTTTGGTTACTCTATTCAAGATTTTCACCTACCTCTTTGTTTTATTTTTAAATATCGTTATTTAATATATCGCCTAATAGTTCATGAATTTCATTCATCATGCCTAAAGCATCTTTTACCGCTTGAGCATTTAAATCATCCGCTTTCTTTTCATCGTTTCTAATACCATATAAGGTAACTGCTAATTTGAATTCTTCTTTGGCTTTAAAGAAGTTTTCAAATCCTTCTTTCATCACCCGCTCTGGTGTTCTATTATTGCCCATCTTATTTCGTATTAGGAATAGATAAATCATCCTCTTCCAATTCAATCTCCTCTTCCTCTTCAGGCTCTGGATTATTAATTGCTTCCTCTTTAGCCTTTGCCTCGGCTTCTGCTGCTATTCGTTCATCCTCTGCAATCTTCTTTTCCTCTTCCTTCATCCACTTATCTCTCATCTGAGATACTAAGGTTATTTGTTCCTCATTAAAGCCCAGGAACAGTTCCAAGAAGGCTTCTGGCGGTACAATTGCCTCAGCTCCCGGTTGGCTTGCATAATCCTTCAATGCTGTTGCTCTTTTACCTCCGATTGTTATCTTTGCCTCTTCTGACTGAGCAAATAAATCCTCCCACTTAATAGAATACTCTTTTGCACCTGCTGTAGGCGTTGGAAGAGCTCCGTATTCAATCAATCTGTCAATAAACGGTCTTAGTATCTGTGTTTCGGCAAAATTGCTTCTACGGCTGGCTAAATAGCTCCACCATTCGTCCGCATCCTGACTAGAGGCAAGTTCTCCTCTTTCTGACCCTAATAATATTCTTTGTGGTATATTTGTTACCGCTGATACCGCTGAAATCTGAATATTGAAATGATTTGTTGGATCAGATACTTGCGTTTCTAATCCTTTTAAATCTACCCCTTCATTAATGAATAAGCGCCTAAGGTTATGTTCATATTCATCTATCTGTTTTTCCAGATCAGCTCTTTCCGTATCTCCTAAATCGTAATTTTCATCTATCTTTCCTTGATAACCAGGGCGTGCACCACGCCAATACATTTCACCTGATCCACCGGTTATCTTTTCGAGGTCCTCCATTCGATTATAAACTACCTCTAATCTGGGTGATCCTTCTATATCAGATTCTAATGCCTCGTCAATAATGTGAATTACCCTTGTATAATGAACCGTAATAGACATACGATCCTCTATCTGTATCTGATACAGTATAGGTTTGGAATAACGTGGTGATTTTGGGTTCTCATCATACTTGGTAATAGTAGCTTTATTTGAACTAAATGGTTTGGCATATACTAACTTCAAGGTATTTGATTTGGTTACGGCAAATGTCATTTTATCAATGGTGTCCACGTCGTCAAAACCTAATAGTATTATACCGTATTTGGACAACCCAGTTAATTTGTCTGCCCTAACAAATATGCTTTTCAATAATAATTCGTTATATAAAGTTATCCAGGCATTCTCCAAGGCTGTTGTTTTATCATCATCTGCCTCAAGGATCAATACATCACCCTTCCACATCTTATCAACAGGCTTGGATATGACTGCATGGGATATATCATGCCTTTTATATTTGTTAATATAATCAATAGGTAAAATAACCTGAGGATAACCTAAAGCATCGTATAAGTTCCTTTTACCTCCGTAACTCATACCCATTGCCATAGCAAGTTTAGCCCTACCAACCAATTCAGAGAGGTTATTTAGCTTTCCTTGTATAGCTACTACGTTATTATTTATAGTACGTTCCATATCCTAATGTGTTTTTACCTTCTTCTTACCTGTCAATTTACTGTATGCTCCTGATCCTGCATCCACCTGATCCTTAAATTTACCAAATGGGAAATCTCTGTATTCCTCAATAAAATCTTTATTCCAAATTGCATTTAATAATAATACATTTCCTCTATTAACTTGTACCGATAGAGGATCGGCTCTGAATACTTTATCACCCTTAGGTTGATCACTCTCAGAATTAAATCCTTTTAGTGTATCCCTGTCAGTTTGTTGAGCTGACTGTTTTCCTCCACTTCCCGGTTCCTGTTCATGAAATATCTTTACTCTCGGTCCATCTGCTTCTGCTGTTGCTCTTATTATATCTTCCCTATCTTCTGATTCCCATCTTCCTCGTTTAACATCTGAGATTAACCATTTACCATTGGTTAATTCTGACATTTTAACTCCTACTGTATAGCAAGGACCTTTGTTCTTATTTTTCTGGTCTAATCCCAATATCTCTTTTGTACCTGCCTTATCCCAATACCTAATTGTACGAATAATTGAAACAGGATTAGGCATTGTGTCGATGATCTGGAATTTATCAACCTTAAACATCCCTCCTGTAGGTGGTGTTGGTCTTTGTCCGACTTGACCGGCAAAACCATATTGTCCTAGGTCAGCCTCCATTTCATCCAAAGTGGTTTGATCTAATCTAACTGGATCCAATAAACCATTAACGTAATATTGTTTTAATTCAGGAGGCTTTACCATATTCTCATAACCATCTAAAGTACCAGGTAAGCAATAATGCTTTACATTCTTTTTCCTTCCTAACCAATATTCTGTTGGGTCGTTTGCTGCCAATCGTTGCATTACTCCAATGGTTAACGTTACCTTCTTATCTGTCTTCCTGGTGGATAATGTTTGGGAAAGGTAATTGTTTGCATTGGTTAAATCTGCCTGAGATACGGATTGTTTAGGACTTATTAAATCATCCCATACAATTACATGCCCGTGAAATCCTGTTGTAACTGCATCCACTGAAGTTGATAGTCTACCTCCACCGAATTTAATACGAGGTAAGCGCCCACCTTCGACAAACTCTTTTTTAACTATCCTAAAATTGCCTTTTGTATCTTTATCATCTTTTATGGACAATTCTGGATAAATCATTCTAAATCTTTCACTTCTGATAAGGTCTCTACATTTCTCAGCACTTTCTAATGATAGATTAGCTGCGTAAGAAATACAGATAAATCTTAAATGAAAGAACAAAGTCCAAGACCAAGCCTCTAATAATATAGATAAAATAGATGTTTTTGAAGTACCGGGAGGGACATTAAATAGTAGATCATCTGTTTTTGGAAGATTATTACCTACTCTTATTATATACTCCTGTACCACATCACATATTAACTCTATATGCCAATTAGATTTGAATTCATCATTACTTATTTCAGACCAGAAAAATTTCACAAATTCAAAGAACGATTTATTATTTATCTCTCTTATTGCTAAAAGAGGATTATTTATTAGTAACTCTAATTTTTTTTGTTTGGTTATATTAGTTCTTTCCATAATATGATTACTTATGAAAAAAGATATATTTATGCCTTATAAACATTAATATACCAATAACCCCATTCTAAAATAAAACCATTCTCTTTATTAAATCCACATCTGATAAAAATTTCAAACATTGAATCTAATGGGTTTTTACCAACTTCAACCTTAATTTTCATAATTATATAATTTGATTAATTACTGTCTACTGGTAATTCCTTCATTGCTTTTTGTAGACCTAACTTCATGGCTAGTTTTAATTCCTCCATTGTTAGTTCTGACATATCAGGCATATTGTTATAATTTAACATACTTATTTGACCTGATACCTCTAATTTGGATATGTCTGCCCATGTACCTCTTTGACGGCATGAGAGCCATTTATTGATTGCATATGGATTAGGTGGGTAATGTTTTACAGTTGGTACAATTAATGGTTCTGTATAGGATCTAATAACATTTCCTTCAGTATCATATTCATTAACTCGATTGGTTAGAATGACAGTATCAGGATGTGAATAACCCATACCTGATAAATATAATGAATGGGCAATATTGGCATCGGCAATTAATTTACCTTTTCTTAGGGCTTCTTTGAACTTTGGTTTCTGTTGTTTCCAATAATCAATAGTTCCTGTAGACACCTCAAAAAAATCGGCTATTTGTTTTTCAGTAGTTCCTAGTAATGCTAATTTATAGGTCTGCTTTACCATTTCAGCAGTTAATTGGCACTTTGCTCCAACATTATTTGGATTAGGTTTATTGATATACATAGTTCGATTGTTTTAAAACCAGTTCAAAATTAAAGGTTTAAATTCGATTTTAATCGAATATTTTGATAATAATGAAATTTTATTGAATATTTTTTTAAAAAAATTAGGATATTTAAAAAAGTCATTATATCTTTACGGAATATTTGAAATGAATCAGATACTAATACTAAGAAAAATGAAAACATTAGAATTCAAAAACAGAAAAAATGAAACAATTACCGTTGAATATCGTAGTTTAGGTGAAAACGAGGTTAATCATAACAATATTTCAAAAAGTTTTATCTCAAAGGTAAAAGTAAATGGAACAACTATTGCCTCATGTATCTACTCTCCTGGCACAACCGAAAAAGAATTGAAATCAACTGGTAATTATTACCGAAATGCAAGAAAATATAAATTTACTGCCTAGTTCCTGCGAGTCTAAGCAGCCACCTCCACTCCTTCGGGTTTGGGGGCTTTGGTAGTATAAAAAATTAAATATTAATGTTATGAGTAATCCCAAATCCACTATTTTCCTTACCTCTGTTTATTTGAATAAGGAAATTAAGCCCTCAACCTATTCTGATCTAATTAGGGAATGTTTAAATTTAGACTTCCTTAAACCTCTTATTACCATTGATACTCCTATTTATAAGGCATCAATGTGGGTGAATAAATCACATCAACGAATGACATATAAAACCTATTATAATTAACATCATGACTGGCACGGAAGCAAAAAAGAAAATTGATAAGTTAAATACCTGCCTAAATCGGTATAATGAACTTGAAGCCCTGAAAAAACATATGGATAGGGAAAAAGCTAATCACACCACTACTCAGACTCCTGAACCATATTATAATAATGTTTCCGTTCAATTAAAAAACTATGAAGGTATTTTTGATACCTTATTAAAATAAGTATAAATCCTTAAAATTTAGAAAAATGACACAAGAAAGAAGTAAAATTGAGGTCGGTGAATTTGCTACCGTAGAATTTCGTCAAAATCGCAAAGCATTGGAAAAACCAATTGCAATTCTA